GCGATTTCCGGTTCCCGCGTATCGGCTGCTCAGCGAAGTTCGAGCCACTGCCGGACCTTCCGCCGTACAAAGTTGTTGACACGCTGAAACATTTGCGCTCCACGTATAAGACCGGCTTGCCGTTCAAGGCGTTGGATTCGGTGCTGAAAATCCTTGGGCACAGCGGCAAAACAGACAGATATGACGCGTCCGCGATGGAGCGAGCAGTGGCCGGCAGTGTCGAGGACAGGGAACGACTGATCGCATACTGCTCAGGTGACGTGCTGGCTACCCAGTGGTTGTACGACCGTGAACGCCCCATGATGAAGCGCCACCCCACGCTGTTCGTGGACGGCAAGGACCGGCTGGCAGTGTGCAACCGCTGCGGGCGCGACACCGAGTGGATCCCGCGCCGCTATATAGCGAATGTGTTGTCCTACACGATGCGCCGCTGCACCGGGTGCGGTGCGCACTCTCGGCTGAGCATCGAGCCGGAACGCATGACGATGCTGCGAGGAGTCTGACATGCGCGCTTATCGCCTCACCCTGTTCGGTCGGGAAATCGCCGCGCTCGAGATCAACGTTGATGCGGATGCGCTCACGACTTTCGGCTTGCCGCTGCGAATCCCGTTGTGCCACAACGACTTTGAGGGCTGAGGCGGGCTGTCCACCAGTGGTTGGTGTTTCCCGCATGACAGCGGATGGCTGCATCGAAACAAACGCGTTCATCGGAAGCGCAGTCGGAACAGCTGAATTCTTGATGGATTCAGCGAATAACTTCACTGCCCACCCCGAGCTCGGGGTGGGCGGTGATTTTGCTGTTTATCGGATGTCGGGTTCTTGCGTAACAACCTTTGCGTGAGTGTGAGTTATGTGTGTCATGACACCGCTGGCTACGATCAGTGTCATGACACCCAGCGCATGTGGCATGAGCTCCGGCATAAATCACGTGAGCACCCAGGATGAGCTGGACCAGGCTCTCGCGTGGTGGTGCCGTGCGTCGAGGTCGATCAATTCGGTGAGGTGACAGAGTGACACCCCAGTGGGCCGCCATAGTCGGCGCGGGCGACCGCATCCGCTGGGCGCTGATCGCTAACCCTGTCTCATGCGAGTTCCGCCGCGGTGAGCGGGGCCGGCGAGTCCCACTGCCGCCGGATCGCTGGGGCGAGTGGGTCGCGCGGTGTCTGTGACACCATCTGACGGCATGGGGCGTGGGACGGCGCGGCGCACGATCCGGGTGCCGGATCGGCTGTGGGAGGCGGCGGTGGCGCGTGCCCGGGCGGACGGGACCACGGTGTCTGATGTGGTGCGGGCTGCGCTCGAGCAGTATGCGCGGGGAGAACAAACCCTTGCACACCCTTTTCGTGGGGAAAGACTCGATTGCCCGAGGTGACGCGGTGCGCACGGGCGACTGCAAGTGTGTATAGACATTCCGTACAGAGTCATGTATCGTATGTCTGTACACACTGCCTGGGAGGGTGTTGATGAGGCGAATATTCGCGGCGAATTGGGTCGTCGCTGACGAGCTCCTGCCGCCAGAGATGACTCGGTCCACGGGCGCGGCGGAGGTCACCGCTGACCAGTTCGATCAGGACGATGACTGGGGTCCTGGCAGCTACTCGTGGGTCGATGTCGACGATGCTGTCGCGGCAGCGTGGGACGCTGGACTCGAGGCGTGTGGTGCCGCCGGTGTCGACCCGCATTCACGGGAGGGGCTCGAGTTGCGGTGGCGTGCACTGCACGGCGACACCCCCATGTCCGAGGCGCTCCTCGCCTGGATCGATCGCAGAGAAGCGCGTCTAGCCGTCGAGGCCGAAGCTCGACGCCGCCATGACCAGGAGGTCAGCCGCTACCAGCGTGTCCTGTCCGGGTATGTCAATATCGGGCCGCACCCGAGGTGCTCCGACGCGGTGCCCGACGAGGTGATCTACAGCGGACCAAACCGCTACGGAGCGCGCAGTGAACTGGTGCGGGTCGATGACCACACCATCGTGGAGCGGCTGAGTATGAGCGCCAACCTTTGGACCCGTGACCCGGAGGTCATCGCCGACGCCGAAGCCCGCCGCGGCATCACCGGATACATCTACAGCCTGCCCCTAGCCGAGACGCTGGCTGAGCTGGAGCGCACACTGCCGCCGGGGCGCCCAAGCTGGCTCGGCGGGACCTACCGGTTGGACGAGTTCCAGCGCACAGGCTGGCAGCGCACTAGCAGTGACCCACGGTCCTCCACGGACCTCGAAAAGCTGACCAGACTTCGGGCATACCTCGCCGAGCGCGCCGAGTGGGACGCCACCAACGGCGCCCTGGTCCAGCGGGCTATGGACCTGGCGGTCGACGGCAGCATCACGGCGACGCACTGGTCACCCAATGATGTGGTGGGTATCCCCGAGATCGCCGACAAGCTCGGCGTGAAGCGCGCCACGGTCGACGTGTGGCGGCAGCGTAACGTGGGCTTCCCGGAGCCGACACACACCGTCGGCGGCCGGCCCGCGTGGCTGTGGGTGCCGGTAGCAGCGTGGGCGTACCACACTGGCCGGCTGCCGGAGTCGGCGCTATGAGCGTCCATGTGTGCCCGAACTGCGGGTACTCGATCGAGCAGGGGCGGCCGTTGCCGTCGGGATCGTGGACAGCGGAGTCCATCGGCCGAAAGCGCGACGGCTGGAACCCGCACCCCTGGGTGCGCGTCGCCGGCACCCAACCGCCGGAATGGGTGCGCGGCCACCGCGACTACAGCCACGCCTCGGCGTCCGGCGCATCAGGCATCACCACCACCTACGTGCTCCGGCCAGGCAAGCTCTACGAGGCTGAGTACCCCGTCGACTCCAGTCACCGCCGCCGCATCCTGCTGCGCGTCAACGAACTCGGTGACGTGGAGCAGGTACCCCCAGAGGAGGCCCATAAGTGGCTGTGACCAAGCGGGGGCTCGGCATCGACGTGCTGACGGCGGCACGACGGCGCATCGCCCGCGTCATGGACGATTTCCCTGCCGTCTACGTGTCATTCTCCGGCGGCAAGGACTCGGGCGTTCTGCTGGAACTCGCCGCGCGCGAGGCCCGCGACCGTGGCCGGCGCATCGGCGTGCTGATCGTGGACCTGGAGGGCCAGTACCAGCACACCATCGATTACATCGCGCTGATGCTGCAGCGGCACGAGGATGTGGTTGACCCGTACTGGGTGGCGCTGCCGCTGAATCTGCGCAACGCGGTGTCGCAGTTCGAGCCGCACTGGACCTGCTGGGACCCCGGCAAGCGTGACCAGTGGATACGCCCGTACCCGCCCGGGCCGGGGGTCATCACTGACCCCGAGGCCTTCGACTTCTTCACCCCCGGTATGGAATTCGAGGATTTCGTGCCGAAGTTCGGGCAGTGGTACTCCGAGCGTAACAACGGGCGACTGACTGCGTGCCTGGTAGGTATTCGGTCGGACGAGTCACTGAACCGGTACCGGACTATCGCATCGACGCGTAAGCGTCGCTACCAGGATTTGCAGTGGACGACCTGGGTGGGCGGGTCGCTGTTCAACGCGTACCCGATCTACGACTGGCGCACCGAAGACATCTGGAGGTTCTATGGCCGGGAGCGGGTGCCCTACAACCGGGTGTACGACTACATGCACCAGGCCGGCCTATCGATCCACCAGATGCGGCTGTGCCAGCCGTACGGCGACGACCAGCGTAAGGGCCTGTGGCTGTTCCATATCATCGAGCCGGCGACATGGTCGCGCTTGGTGTCACGCGTACAGGGGGCCGGATTCGGTGCCCGCTATGCCACGCACACCGGCAACATCATGGGCCGAGTCCGCATCGAGAAACCGGAGGGACTGACCTGGCAGCAGTATGCCACCGCGCTGCTGGAGTCGATGCCGCCGCCCACAGCAGACCACTTCCGCGACAAGATCGCTATGTTCTTGCACTGGTACAACGAGCGCGGCTACCCGGGCGGCAGCATCCCGGACGACGGCCCGCTCGACAAGTCCACCCCGAGCTGGAAACGCATCTGCAAATGCCTTCTCTCGTACGACTACTGGTGCAAGGGATTGTCGTTCTCGCCGCCGAACAACACCCGCGCATACCAGAGCTACAAGGCGCTGATGAAACGACGCCGAAAGGAATGGGGATATGACCAGCTCACGGGCGCGTGACATCACCGACGCCATCATCCAGTCTGCGCAGCGACTGGCCGACCTGCCGACGCAAGAGCGCATCGACGCCCTCAACGAGGTGCGACAGGCGCTGCACCGATTGTCGCCGATGGCCGACCAGCCCATCGACTGCGTACTCTGGGTCCGCGCCGACTGCGTACGCGGAAACGCCTACAACCCCAACAGTGTTGCGCCGCCGGAGATGAGACTGCTGGAGCGGTCGATCGAGGCCGACGGCTACACGCAGCCCATCGTGGCGTGGGAGGACGGCGACGGACTGGAGGTGGTGGACGGGTTCCACCGCCACCTGGTCGGCAAAACACCAGAGGTGTCTGCGCGGTTACACGGTCGTCTGCCGGTGACGATCGCCAACGCTGACCGCACGGATCTGCCCGACAGGATGGCGTCGACCATCCGTCACAACCGTGCCCGCGGTGAGCACTCGGTGGCCGGCATGAGCGAGATCGTCGTCGAGCTGGCGCGCCGGGGAAAGACTGATGAGTGGATCGGCCGCGAGCTTGGGATGGACCCTGATGAGGTGCGGCGGCTGCGTCAGGTCGGCGGTCTCGCCGAGATGTTCGCAGACGACGAGTTCTCCGAGGCGTGGGAAGTGGATAACTGGCAGCGGTAACCATTGCGCACACCCTAAACTAGGGTGTATCGTGGTAGCAGAGGTCAGGGGAGCAGCCCCAGACCACCCCGCAGAAAGGACTCGGGACATGACCACCGCCACCTTCAAGAAGCTCCGCAACGGCGACTGGGGCATCCAGGGCCACGGCCTCCGCGCTGGCCAGCAG